CTACCATAAAATAATTTTTTTGCGAAAAAGTCCAAGACCGTACTGCTCACCACAATTTACACAATTTTCCCTAATGGGACATGCGTGCGCACGTGAATATATATTTATTTATATTGTGCCTATACAAGGATGCTGCAAGACAGAAGGAAGGAGGTGGACACATGAGAAAGGCTGTATCAGCAAGGACTACAAAGAAACATTTAACAAAGGCAGAAAAAGAAAAACGCATTGCTGTAGAAAATGCGTTCATTGATGATGCGGAAATAGAACCGCCAAGCTATCTAACTAAAACACAATTAGAAGCATTTCATTTTATTGTGGATGCATTAAGGCAAGCTAAAGTATTAAGCCGATTAGACACGCAAACAATTATTCAAGCTAGCGTAGCTATTGATATGTTACATACGGCAAATAAGCGTGTGGCAAAAAAGCCTACACTTGCAATTGATAGGGAGTTTGTGGCAACACAAGAAAAACTAGTAAGAACCTATTTAAAATTATGTGATGAATTGTGTCTATCTCCACAATCTAGGGCAAAGCTGGGTGTGCTTGTAGCTAATCAAAAAGAAGAAGAACAAGATCCATTGCTTAATGTATTGCAAGGGGGTAGTAGTTGATGAATAAGAAACATCCAGCCTACAAGTACGCAATGGATGTAGCAGAGGGTAAAGTCAATGCACCTAAATATGTCAAACTACAAGTAAAGGAATTTCTTACTATTGCCAATGGTAAAGATAGCCGTTACATGATTGATGATAACAAAGTGCATACTATAGGCGAATTACTGAAACTAATGGTGATGCCTAAAGGGTTAAAAGCTAACTCTACTGTGTATGATGCTATGGCTGGCTTTCAATGGTTATTCATCATAGCTATTCTATGTACTGTAGAACGTGATAATAAAGATAAACGAAGATATGAAAACGCTATATTAGAAATATGTAGAAAGAACGGCAAGACATTCCTAATTGCTGTTCTTTTTATTTTGCTTTTCTTCATTGAACCTAAATTCTCTAAATTCTATTCGGTGGCACCAGATGGTTCACTATCTCGTGAGATTAAAACAGCTATTGAAGAGATAATCAGAAGTAGTCCAGCACTACTAGGGAAGATGAATGGAAAAGAAAAGTTTAAAATACTGCGCGATTATATCCACTGTAATATAACTGAAAACAGATATACACCTCTTAACTACTCAACAGGGCGGTTAGATGGTAAGTTACCTAGCGTATTTCTAGTAGATGAAACAGGTGCATTGCCTAACACCTATGCTATTGAAGCTATGAGGTCAGGGCAATTAACTATTTTGAATAAGCTGGGGTTCATCATTTCAACTAAATATCCTACACTTAACAATCCATTTGAAGATGAAGTGGACTATGCAAAGCGTGTATTGAATGGCGCAGTAGATGATGATAAGGTATTCGCCTTGTTATATGAACCAGATGATACCAAAGGATGGGCTACGAACGATGAAGTGTTAGAACAAAGTAACCCACTAGCCATTGAGATGGAAGAAATCATGGATGACTTGAAATCGAAAAGGCAAGTAGCTATTGAGATTGAAAGTAAGCGTGAGAACTTCATAACTAAGCATTGCAATATCATATATAGCGGTGCTGGTAGTGAAAGCTATGTGAATGTTGCTGATTTACAGAAAGGTGCTATAGATCATATCGATTGGAGTGGCCGTGAAGTGTTCCTTGGTGTTGACTTGGCTATGACTACAGATAACTGTGCCGTATCTATGGTTGCTTTTGATGAAGATACAGAAAAGGTATATCTTGATGCGGTGGCATTTGTACCAGAAGATAGAATAGACGAGAAGTCAAAACTAGAACGTATTCCATATCGTGATTTTATTAACGCTGGGTATTGCCTAGCGTGTGGCAATAGAACTGTAGATTATGGTGCTATTGAACGCTACATAATGCAAATAGAAGCCAAATATGGGGTTACTGTGATGGGTATTGGCTATGATAGATACAATGCTTTATCAACTGCACAAAAGCTAGAGGATGCTGGATATACGATGGTAGAAATCAAACAACATTCTAGCGTATTACATCCTGCTACTAAATGGCTTGCAGAATTAGTAGCCGATGGCAATCTTGTTTATGAAAAAGGTAACAAATTACTAGAAATCAACTTTGAAAACTCACGATGTGTGTACGATACTAACATGAATAGGTATGTAAACAAGAAAAAATCGAGAGGTAAGGTTGATATGGTAGTAGCTGGCATTAATGCGATGTATCTATTGCATCAGAATTATATGCTTAATAGTACCCTTGATTGGGTAGTCCAAATGTAGAAAGGGGGTGAAATATTGGGACTAATAAAAAATATCTTTGGTTTAGAGGTCAGAGAAGAAGCGGTAGTAAGCGAAAACTCATTCATTGATACGGCTGACGATGTGGACTTAGGACTTCCTAGCTTTGATGCATCTACAACAGTAACACGTAGGCAAGCATTAAGTGTGCCAGCGGTAGCAAGTGCGTTGTTTTTAATTAGTGGTATTATTGCTGGTATTCCTATCAAACTGTATAGGAGAGATGGTAACACTATTACAGAAATCACAGACGATGAACGTACAAAGCTATTGAACATTGAAACAAATTCAACGCTGGGTGCGTTCGAAACAAAGCAAGCCATGATTAATGATCTAATTATGGAAGGTGCTTGTTATTGTTACATTGGAAAAGATGGTAACAGTGCTACATCGTTACAATACTTACCTAAATATCGTGTAAGCGTGCTAGATAACGGCAAACTAATTGATAGGACTGTACTATTCTTAGTAGATGGGAGTTACTATGATAACTTTAATATCATGCGTGCTGTTAGAAATAGCAACGATGGGGTGCATGGTAGAGGGTTATTAGACGATAACGCTACACAAATTTCTAGTATGTACAATGCACTTGTATATGAAAATGGTGTAATCAGTAAGGGTGTGCGTAAAGGCTTCCTTAAATCTGAGGGGAGATTGACGGTCAAAGCACTTGAAGCACTCAAAAGAGCATGGCGAATGATGACGGCTAAACTAGGTACTAGTGATGTAATTGTACTTAATAAGGGTATTACATTTGAAAGTGCTGATAGTACTGCCGTAGAAAACCAACTCAACGAAAGTAAACAGACAAACGCTGATTTAATTTATAAATTGTTTGGTTTTACTGATAAAACTTTTACAGATGAAAAAGCGTTTAATATTTTTGTTAAAACTACGATTATGCCAATAGTGAATTGCTTTGTTGAAGCCATCAATCGTTCGATGCTGCTTGAAACTGAAAAAGGTAATCTGTATTTTAGCTTAGATATGAATGATCTATTAAAAGCGGATATGCTTACACGATTTAACGCATACAAGACTGCATTGGATAGCAACTGGATTAACGTGGATGAAATTCGTCAACGTGAAGATTTATCTCCTATGGGTATTGATTTCGTAAGTATGAACCTTGCGAACGTATTCTATTATCCACAAACGAAGAAAGTGTACACACCGAATACTGGTGTACTTGGTGATTTAACTATACTAAAATCTGTGAAAGGGGGTGAGAATGATGAAAATTGAAGTCCGTAATGGTGCAGTTACGATTGAGGGTTATGTGAACGTTACAGAGCGTTTAAGTAAGCCTATTCGTGATGTAAGGGGTAATTTTTTAGAAAAAGTACAAAGTGGTGCGTTCAATTCTGCATTACAACGTAATAACAATGTAGAGTTACGCTTCAACCACCGCAGAAAATTGGGAGACCAACAAGACGGCTCGCTTGAATTAAGAGAAGATAGCATTGGCTTATACGCAAAAGCTATTGTATCTGATGCGGAAGTAGTACAACTTGCAGAAAATAGACAACTTAAAGGATGGTCTTTTGGTTTTAGAAAACTAGAAGATGCGTGGGATAAACAGGAGAATATGCCAGAAGTCCGCACGCTTAAAGCCATTGATGTAAGTGAAGTTAGTATTTTATCTGTGAACCCAGCATATATTGCAACATCTATCAATGTACGAGCAGATGAAGGTGAAGATTTACTTGAGTGTAGATCTAACGAAACTGCAACAGGTGCATTGGAATATGATATTGAAGAACGTAAGACTGATGATGAAGAAGAAACCAGCAATCAGAAATATCATGACATTTTAAAAGAACTTAATGCTTAGCATCCACCATATGTGGGTGCTTTTTTAATGCGAAGAAAAGAGGATAGCATGAATTTTAAAAAACTTATTGAAAAACGTAATGGTTTGGTTGAAGAAATGAACAACCTTGTTAAAGTGGCAGATGAAGAAACTCGTGCCCTTAATGAAGAAGAAACAACAAAATTCGAAGGTCTACAAAAAGAAGTAGCAGACATTGACAAAACATTGAAACTTGCAAAAGAAGAACGTTCCATGATGTCTGTATCTGATGATGAAGAACCAGCTAAAACTGATGCAAAAGCAATGGCAATGGCAGAAGAACGTGCGTTCGCTAACTTCTTGCGTAGTGGTGAAACTACATTTGCTGACACTGAAACTCGTGCAGATGTAAACCTTACTAAAGGTGATAATGGTGTAGTAATTCCATCCACTATTGCTGAACGTATCATCTCTACAGTAAAAAACATCGCACCAATCATTCAAAACTCTGACTTCTACGATGTTAAAGGTGATTTGGTATTCGCAGTTGAGGATGAATCTACATCTAAAACTACTTGTGCATACGTTGGTGAATTCCAAGAACTTGAATCTACAAGCGGTAAATTCAAATCCGTTACATTGAAAGGCAATGTAGTAGGTGTATTGACTAAAGTATCCAAATCCTTAATCAATAACGCTGGCTTTGACATTGTAAACTACGTTGTAACTAAAGTAGCAGAAGCAATCGTTGTATTCTTAGAAAACGAAATGATTAATGGTTCTGCTAAAATCCAAGGTCTTTTGAACGCTCAAAACAAAGTAACTGCTGCTAGTGCAACTGCAATTACTGCAGATGATTTGATTGAACTTCAATTCAAAGTACCGCAAGCATATCGTGGTAATGGTGTATTCATCATGCATCCGGAAACATTTAAAGCGTGTGCAAAATTGAAAAATACACAAGGCGAATACTTGTTGAATAAAGACCTTACAAATGGTTACGGCTATACATTGTTGGGCCGTCCTGTTTTCGAATCTGACAATATGCCTAAAATTGCTACTAAGAAAACAGTTGCAATCTATGCTGACCTTAAAGGTTATGCTACAAAAATCAGCGGTGAAAACTCTGAAATTTCTGTATTGCAAGAACGCTTCTATACTCAATACGCAGTTGGTGTAGCTGGTTATGTTGAAGTTGACGGCAAAATTGTTGATGAACAACGTATTGCTACATTAGCAATGGCTTAATATCTATGAAGTACAAGGTGTTAGTTGGTTATAGTGGGGTAGTATCTGCCCCACTTGATAGCATTGTTGAGTATACAGACGAGGTAATCATCAATGATCTATTACAAGCTGGTTACATTGAACCTGTGAAACAAGCTAAAACCAAAAGCAAAAAGGCTGAAACAGAGGGGTAAACATGAAAGTTAGTGAGTTAAATCTTGATATTGTATCGAACTATATTCGTGTTGATGTTACGGCCGATACTAAACCTATCTTAGACATGGTATTATCTGCAGCAATTTCCTATTGTATGACATATATGGGGATAGCTGATAAGACTACACTTGATGATTATGAAGATATGCCTATTGCTGTATTGAGTTTGTGCGGTGAGTTTTATGACAATCGTACATTCACGGCCGTTGAAAATGCGGTGGTAAATCCTACGGCACAAGCTATCTTAGATAAGTATTCAATAAACTTATTATAGGTGAAATTATGTATAGAAAAGGTAGATTAAGCACTCTATTACAACATCAAGCAGAAATTCACGCTAACAGAAAATCAACCACTATGAATGAATTGGGGCAATATCCTATTGTTGATACAGTTATAGGCAATATGCATTGTGGTGTCATTCCACAGACTGGCGGTCTATTAAGTGGTAGAACGGCAGAAACTACACTTGCTAGAACTACACATAAGGTTGTGTGTAGGTATCGCAATGATATTGAACCGGATATGTGGCTAATTATTGAGGGGCAGAAATATAACATCTTGTATGTTATGGATCCATATCTTAATAAAGAGCGACTAGAAATATTTACAGAGGTTGTAATCTAATGGGTATTGATATTGAAGCAGAAGGTTTAAGTGAGTTTTCTCAAGAGTTGCTAGACCTAGCGACTAAAGACTTTCCGAAAGATACAAAGAATTTTCTTCAACGTGCTGGCAATAAGCTAAAAACTAATGCCAAAAACAACTATAAAAGCGGTACTACGCAAGGCACAAAGAACCTTATCAAAGGCCTTAAACGTGATAGAGCGTATAAGTATGGTAAGGATGAGTGGCAAGTGCGTGTTAAGAATACCGCACCGCACGCATGGTTAGTTGAACATGGTCATGTGATGCTAGGTCATTCTGCACAGGGTAAACCTAAATTGATAGTTGGTAACACAGGGGAAGCCTTTGTAAGAGGTAAAGCCATCATGGGTAAAACTGCTAAAGCCTTTCCGTCAGAATATCAAGGGTTAGCGGAAGAATTTATTGATAAGATGCTTAATGAAAAAGGTTTAGGCTAGTGATAACTGCA